CACGCCACCCGCCCGCACCCCGCTACGGCGCCCGCCGCCGCAACCGCAAAGGAATTCAAACGATGTTAGCAGTGATCGAGTTCATCCTAACCCTAATCGGCCTTGCAACCGCAGGGGCGATGATCGCCTTGGCCTTTATATAGATATTGAGGTTTGACCATGGCCCGCTCGAAGAAACCCGACCTGAACGCCACGCATGGCCCCGTCTATCCCAAGCTCGCCGGGCTCGAACGCTACCGGCGCGACCCGAACGCCGACCGGCACGCCTACGGTCAGGCCGTCCTCGCCGCCATCGGCGCGCTCAACCGGCGCGAACTGGTCCGCGCCAAGCCGCACCCGTGCCCCTGCGCCAGTGGCGTGTGGGACAGCGACGGCGACGCCATCCTGGCCGCTATCGGGCGCCAAAACGGGAGACGCTGACATGCGCGTCCTGATCGCTTGCGAATTTAGCGCGACCGTTCGCGACGCCTTCCGGGCGCGCGGCCATGACGCCTGGTCCTGCGACCTGCTACCATGCGAGGGCGACCCCGCGTGGCACATACAAGGCGACGCGCTCGCCGCCGCCCACGGCCAGCAATGGGATCTAATGATCGCGCACCCGCCATGCACCTACCTGGCGAGCATGGGCATATGGTGGAACGCCAAGCGGCCCGAACGGTGGCCGTTGACGTTTGAGGCGCTGGCGTTTGCTGACGCGCTGGCGAGCGTACCCATCGCGCGCATCGCCATTGAAAACCCAATAGGCTACCTCAACAAACACTGGGAACGGTTTCCCAATGGCCCCGATCAAATCATCAACCCGTGGCAATTTGGGCATGAAGCAAACAAACCGACATGCTTGTGGCTAAAAAACCTGCCTAAGCTTGTGCCGACCAAACTAGTCGGCAAAGGCGAATTCTACACCAAGGCGAACGGCGCGCGCATGTCTAAATGGTCCCACGTCACCTCTGGAACCAACAAAGAAAAGCGCGCTAAAATTGCTAGCAAAACATTTCACGGCATTGGTGACGCGATGGCCGACCAATGGGGGAGCTTATGATCGCGACAACCGTACACGACGACAAGACCCGCAGCGTGACCTATTACGGGCGCGTCTTGGGCTTCTATGCCCCGATCCGCTACAAGCGCACCGGCGCCCGCGCATGGCGCTGCGTGAGCGTTCTAGGCTCACTGGGCTACGCTCCCAGCGAACGCATGGCCCGCGCATGGCTCATGGAGCAGGCCATATGAGCGTCGATTACCACTTGGCCCTTGCGGACCACTACAAGGCCGTGCGCGCCAGGCTCAACGCCGGGCCGCCCCCGCCTGACCCCATGGAAGGCGCGGTTTGCCCGCCCGACCTGCGGGCGGCCCTGCACGCCATCGTCATCGACGGCCACGGCCTCACATGGGCGCAGGTCGTCGGCCCCACGCGCACCGCGCGCTACGTGGCCGCCCGCATGGACGTCTACGCCGTCCTGCGCGGCCATGGATGGTCCTTCCCGCGCATTGGAAAGTTCATGAACGGTCGCGACCATACGACCATCATGTACAGCATACGCCGTCATCAGAAACGAAAGGAAACCAACGCATGAACATCTCAAGCATTCTCGCCCAGCGCGAACAAACCCATGGCGACTTTAAAACGGTCGCGTCCTTTGCTCAGACGCTGAAGAACATCATCCGTTCAAGCCCCAACTGGCCCCGAATCGACTACGTCCAGGCGCAGGTGCTGGACGCCCACGCGGACAAGATTGCGCGGATCTTGTGCGGCGACCACACGCACCTGGACCATTGGCAGGATCTGGCGGGCTACGCCGCCCTGTCCGTCCGTGACCTTGAGGAAGCCCAAGGCGTCGCGCCCAGCCCGGCCATGCCCCGCGCACCGTCCATGCCGACCCGCGACGATGACGCGCCGCTGGACGCGCCTGCGTTCCTGACGGAAACGCGCACATGATGCTGCAACTGAACCCGACCATCCCGCTCACCACGCCGTTGGGACGGGCGCTGTGTCACTTCCTGATCGACAACGGCGACGAGCATCACCTGCTGTGGGTCTGCATTCAAGACGACACGGGCGAGATATGGGTCTGGCCTAACCCTGACGTGCGCGGGCGACCTAACCTAACAATAGGTCGCGAACTTAACACATCCGCAGAACGTGTTAGCAAAACCAAAAAATCTTAACGTGTGCGGCAATGCTAAATAATGCTTTACACCGTCGCGCTAACGTGCGACGGTGTCACCGTCAACTAGGGGAGTCTGACCATGACATTCAAGCTGCAAATCGACACGCCGACCACATACATCAAGCTTCACATCGCGGGCAAAGCCATCCATGAGGCGGCGCTGCTCGCCTACTATTGCGAAGGCAAGCGTCAGGCGGTGTTCCATGAGGACGTTGAGCGCGAAATCGACGCACTGCTGACCACGCTCGGCGTTGACGCGCGCGCCATCGCCAGCGCGATTGACGAGGCGACCGAGGCGCTCCAGTATCAAGTCGAGAACCTGCGCGCTGCGCTGCGGTGCATCGAAGATCTGCCGCCCCGTGAGATCGAAGAAGCTTGGGGCGTCGCCACCCGCGCGCTGCGCGATAATGATGAGTTTGCGGCGCTGCCGCTCAAGTAATCCGGCGATGAGCCGGATCGTCGGGGCGTCCGCCCCGGCGCGTCAGACAGTCGTCTGGCGGTCTAGTCTCTAGTAGTGTTTGTCCGTACTTGCCCCCGGCGCGAAAGCACCGGGGGTCTTTCGTATCAACGCCGTCCAGGCATGTTGACCACGTTGCCGGGCTCACCCGTGCCGGGCTCCAGCATGTTACGCAACGTCGACTTGCGCTCCTTGGCGAACTCAGGCGCGACGAACACATGGCGACGGCTTGGATGTTCTACCGATGCAACGCGCCCCCGGTCGACCCAGCCCGCCTCCTTGAGCGCGTGAAGCAGCGCGGACGGCGGGATCTTGATGCCGGCGGGACCGGTCGCCATCAAACGGTCGCAGATGCCGTAGAAAGGCGTCGCGACTATGCCGCGCTTGAACTCGTCGGTACGCGCGCGGATCTGCGTGAGAATGAAACTCTCGGCCATGCTCATGCCGTTCTCGATCAAGTTCTCCTTGAACTCGGTCCACATCGGCGGCGCTGCCGGATTGAACGCGCTCACATCGCGGTCAGCAAGCCACCGAGCGATGGTTTCGAAACCACCGTTGCGATACCACGCCCACAGATCGCGCGCCTCAGCGGGGTCCATGCGCCCGGCGGACGACCAGATGCAGAACCAACGACGGTCGCCAGACGAAATGCTGATCGGCACCGGATCGTTAGTGAACGCCAGCACCATCATGCGGTTGACCATGTCGTAAGGGTGCAGGCCCTTGCGATTGATCGGCAGCGTCTCGGGCGGCGCGGCGATGATCGGCTTCAGCTTGTTGGCAAGCGCGCGGCGCTCCTTGGCCTCCGGTTCCTTCAACTCGTTCAAGATCAGGATCTCGGACTCCAGTGCATAGCCCCACTGCGAGGTCAGGCCGTCGTTGTCCACCAGACCACGGTTCTTGAGCCCTGCCCCGCAGACGCTCCAGATGAAGGGCGCCCACATGGTGTCCTTGCCGGACCCCTCGTCGCCGCCATGCAGCACCGCGTGGTTGATCTTGACACGCGGGTTCTGAAGCTTGAACGCCATGACGTCGAGGCAATGGTTCAGCTCGGTTTCCTCCGGCACCAACGTCCGGCAGTGGTTCAGCCACCGCGACACATCGCCAGGCGCGACGCCGGATAGGTCAGGACGCGCGTCGCGCCAGCGGTTGCCGTAGACGTCGCCGTCACGCGACACCAGCACCCCGTCGCCCGCAGCGTAGGTGATGCCGCGCAGCAGGCGGGCGTTGGCGGCGCTGCGGTTCTCGTCATAACAGACGCTGGCTTCAATCCGGCGAGGGGTCTTGCCGCTGACATGAATGGACTTGCAGTTGACATGCCGAAAGATCGCGTTGAACGACCCACGGCTGATCTCGGTGCGGGCGTCCATGTCGAAGTAGGCGTCGTCCTCCACGATGTAGGCGAAGCGTTCGTACCAGCTCGCCTTGTCAACGCGCCCGACCTCCTTGCGCTCCACCTCGGCGATGACGCGCGCCGCTTCGTCAGGGAACGCCTCGGTCGGCGACAGCTTGGACAGCGTTGCTTGCATATGCTCGGCCAGCAACTCGTCGCGCAGGCCGGGCGACACGCGAGGACCGCCGTTGTCATGCACCCAAGTCAAGAACGAGCGCGTGTCGAACCCCTCGCAATGGCCGTGGTAGCAACAGAACGACCGGTCCAG